AGGCTTGCTTAAGGCAATTAAACCGGCACTGCTTGAGCAGGGTGTTGTTGTTTATTCACAAATAGTTTACGACCAATCTTGTTGGATTGTTCGTACTACAGTTGCTTTTGTTGACGGAACTGAGGAATTTTGTTCTGATTTTCCCATTACTGACCCCAGCAATCAACAGCGTGTTGGCAGTGCCGTTACTTATGGCACACGTTACAACTTGTTTGCACTGCTTGCCATCTGTCCCGAAAACGACGATGATGGTAACAGCGGCGGTCATTCCACCGCTCCAACGACACAAGCGCTACCGGGACTGCCTAGCATTCCTGCTTATCCTATGCCAGGCCAGCAAACGCAAGCCCCAGTAGCGACTTACCAGCAAGTTACCCCGCAAGGGTGGCCTGTCATTTCAACCATGCCGCCTGGCATTGTTAATCCCGTTCAACCAATTCCCGTTCTTCAGTGACCTATTCCCAACCGCAACAAAATTACCGCCCAAATCGTTCTGCGCTTTGGGTTAATGATCGCAAGACTGCCGCCAATCAACCTGATTACAAAGGCAATGTTGAGATCACCTGGGAACTGCTACAGGAGCTTAACGCTGCTTTTAATGCTGGCCAGTACATTTCTGATCGCGGTGGCCAGCCGTGCATTAAACTTGACTTTGCGCTGTATGCGCAGCAGGTCAGTCCTGGCGACAAGAAGCCGATCCTCTCTGGCGGCCTGTCAACTGTGACCGAAACCCAGCGCAGCGCTGCTGCACGACAGCAAGCGGCACAAGGGTACGCTCAGGCGCCTCAGCAGCAGGTGGCTCAGCAACAGGTGGCTGCACAGGGTTGGCCAGCTCATGTGCCGATGCCTGCTGGCCATGCCGTTCCGGCACAGCCACAGCAGCCACAGCCGACCTACCAGCAGCAGGCCCCACAGGGCTATCCCGCGCAGCCCCCGGCACAAGCCCAAGCGCCTTTGCCCGTTGCCCCTCCGGCGCCCGCTCAGCCTATGCCTGGCGCGATCCATGGCCAACCTCCCGGCGGCCCAGCTCCCCAACTTCCTCAGAACTTCTGATCTTCATGCCTGAGCTGCACTTGCTCCCGGTTCAACCGGGAGTTTTTTTTAGGGAGCAAGACCACAAGTATTTTTATGAAACTCGACAAGAGCAGATTGAAGTACCATCGTCTTCGCGCATTATTTCACTTGCTGGTGGCAAGGATTTTGACAAAAGTCGATGGCTTGGTTCCTTGATGCGCAAAGGGCTAAGTAAAATGGGTGCTGAGTATTTCATGGAGCGAGTTAGAGACATTCGCGCTGATGTTGGTACAAGATTTCATGCCATGGCTGGGCTATCGCTTGGTTCGTTTAGGGAAGCGGAAATGTTGGCAAATTGTCCAAAAGATATTGAAGCAGCCGTAATTCATTTGTTATGGCTTGAACAGGTTTTTCCTCGCATTGGGAAGGTCTATGTCATTGAAGAGCCAATGATCCATCCAGGCGGCTGCTATGGCTTTACGCCTGATCTTGTTGCTGAGGTTGATGGCATTCTTAGTCTTTGTGACTGGAAGAGTAACCAGGCTGAACACTTTGCGGAGCGCTATGAGCGATTGTGTGATTACGCGCCTGACGATGAGATATTGCGTGGAATTTGTGAACATCTTGCAGAAGTTGACGCTGAGGCCGGCAAGGTGAGAGAGGCAACGGCTCGCGTCCGTGATGGCTGGCAGATGCAGCAGGGAAGCTATGACTTTGGCCTTGAGGCGGTCCATGGGCTGCGGGTTGAGCGTGGCATCAACTTTATGCTGTCTGTCGATGGCGTTAAAGAAAGATCCTGGAATCGACCAGACCTTGATCAGGGATGGCTTCAGTTTGCCGGCGGGCTTCTGTTGCACCACCAGCGAGCAACCATGAGTGGTGGCCACCCTGTTTTTCAAGCGGCTTTCAATGCGCTCTATCCGTTAATGGGTGCCCGATAGCGTGCTATGCTTCTCACTGTCACGCATTCATCCAATGCCAACCAAGACCAAGGCCAAAACTGACGCCGAACCCGCTTTTATCGAAGAGCTGGACACCGAAAAGCTGGATTCTATTGATTCCGCCGAGGTTGCCGACTCCGCCGATGATTTCGGTGATGACGAGGACGATGCTGAGCCCTCTGAAACTGAAGAAACCGAGCGCCACGAACGGCTAGCAGGCAAAGCGCTGCTCGACTTCTACAACGAAAAAAAAGCCGCTGGTCGGAATCACTACCAAATTGCCTACGACGCCGGCTACCTTACCATTACCAAGAGTGGCCAAGAGCGTGTTATGAAAGCGCCATTTGATAAGGCGCTTTTGCAAGCTCAAGGTATCGACACTGGCAGTCAAAGCGGTCCCGGTCGTTCTCACGCTGGGTTGACCCAGGCTCGTTGTAGTGGTCAAGGTATTTTGCTTGTGTCGCAACTGGCGACTCGCCATATTGGCGCAAATCCTGGCGACGTGTTTGAGGTTTCGTATCCCGGCAACGGCCAGATTTTGCTTCGTCCCACTGGCGAAGTAAAACCAGTTATTCCTAGGAAGCGATCCGAAGAGCAGCCTGGCACTCCTCTCTTGGATGGGGAAACTGTCTAAGTCTGATTGTTATTGGCAATGAAGGCACTCGAAAGGGTGCCTTTTTATTGCTTGTCGCCTTGGTGAAGTTCTGGATTAACAGTCCAGTATCCCTCTTGATACTTCTCTGCCTTTTCTTTTTCTTTGCCGGCAGTACCAACAATGTAGCCAAGTACAACTCCAGCACTTAGCGGCCCACCAGCGCCCATGCCGGCGATGGTCAGCCCCTTGTCCCAACATTGGTCAATGTCGCCGCCAGCAGCGCGGCAATCTACCGTATATTGGCGACCTAATGCCACCAGCGTAACGAGTATTGTTGCTGCTCCAATTAGGCCAGCCGTAACTTTAGCGTCTATTGATTTTAAGTTTTTACCAGCGTTGGATTGTTTCATGTTGGCAAAATGGCGTCGATAAAGGCCTGGGGAAGGTGGCAAGCTTGGGCCAGGCCGACCAGTTCAGCCACGCGGGATGGCGGAATCTGGGCGGCGGCTACTACCGTGGCCCAGCAGGCTGCGAAATTCACATATTCACCCTGCAGTTTTGCCTCCAGCAACGCCGCTGACAGGCCACGTGCAGCATTAGGCACCGTGGGGTCAGCAACGAGGACAGCGATGTTGAGGCCGGGATCAGCTAGCGCTGTCAGGGAGAATTGATCCCAGGCGGGCTCTGGGGGTGGAGTGGGGATCGGTACAGCAATGGTGTTGAAAACCTCCCCATTGAGGACATACGGATCACACGATTGCAGGTACTGCGTGGCCTGGTCGTAGGGGGCATCGCTGCGAATTTGCTGCGCATCGTGTGCAGTCAGGAATGCAGCATTGGGGCCATTGCCGGAAAATGACGTGTTGGGCCATAAGTCAGCGGCTGAGCCATGAGCCGTGATTGCGCCGTTGGCAAGGATGGCGTAGGTCATGGGATCGCGGACGCATAGGCGTTGATTAAGTTAGTGACGCGAGCGTCAAGAAGTGCAAGGTCTATGGATTCACCAATGGAGTAAAATTGTAATTTTGCAGAACTGTAGCCGGTTGATACATTGCCAAAAACAGTTATAGACGAAGTTGTAGGAGAGACGCTAGCGGCTGTAACTACGACATTTTGACTATTGCCACGGCCTGTCACACTTGTAGAGTTATTTCTATTTATTCCTATAAAACCTGTTCCGTTTACGCCGGAAATATCGACCGAGTCACCAGAAAGGCGCTGCCCAATGGACGTTGCGCTTCGTGATACAAAATTGGAATTACCAGTTCCGTTGCCTGAACCCATATACCAACCACCAGCTGTCGAACTTATTACGCTTGCATATAGTGAAAAATGCCTGCTATTTTGAGGATCAGCATTATTGTTACGGTTGCTGTTTATGTATTTGCTTGATCCATTGCCCACTAGCCCCGTCTTGCGATTGTAATCACCGCTCACGAAATTAAAATTTGTCGGTGCAGTCCCCACCAGTGGCACCAATGCACCGGCCAATGAGCGGGCACCGGCCAAGATGCAACTTGCCTTAATTGCGTTCCAAATACCGTCATCTTTACAGCCAACAACAAAAGCATTGATGGCAATTTTGACGTTAGCCTCCAGCGCCTGGCCATCTGCTGCTTCTACGGCAGCAATGTAGGCGAGCGCATTGGTGTCGCCTTTTTGAGCCGCCCTCAACAAATGCCCCCTCATGATCCAGTCCCCACATAAGCAATGTTGACAACACTGCCAATCTTAAATAGTTCAAATAAGGTATAGCCAGTTGTTGCTAAAATTGGAGCCGTTGTGCCACTGATGAATGTTCCGACTGATGTCCATGTAATTGCAAACCCGGTGCCATCGTCTACGCATAACAACATGGACTGCCCAGCGCCAAAGTTTGTGGCGACTGGAGTACGATTAGCGCCTAGGGTTACGACTTGAATCGGGCCATTGGCAGGATCAATCGCAAACCCGGCAGCGTCGGTGATTGTGTAGACGGTTTCTTTAACGTTGCCTAGAGTCTTGCTGGTTAGGGTTTGGGTTGCATCCTGTGTGACCAAAGTGCCGCTTGCATCTGGCAGCGTATAGACTTGATTGGCGGTATTAGCTGTTCCGTCAAATGTTCGCAAGTAGCCATTTTGACCAACCCAACTTAAAGCATTTGAAGTATTGGCAAACAGCGTGAATCCAGAACTTGGCGTTGATGGTGTACTGCTCTGCGCTGGTAAAAGCAGTCGAGTGAACGATCCCGCTGCAGCTGAGGTGCCGCCAATGGCGCCGGGGGAAGCAGGATCGAAAGCCGTGGCGCCAGTGGCAATGCCATTTAGCTTGCTTTTATCTGAACTTGACATATATCCCGCCACACTTGTAGTAGCGGCTGGAATCGAAAGGTTTGGAGTTGCTCCACCACTGCTAACGATTGGGCTTGTAGCGGTAACGCTAGTGACACTGCCAGCAACTGCTTGGGTGATATTTCCATTCAGTTTTTGAATTGCCGTAAGTATTGAATCACTGGCTGATATTGTTCCGGTGGTACTGGCGTATCCGTTAAGCGGTGCAGCAATAGCGCGAGCGTTAGCATAATAAAGATTGATCGAGCCCTCTGGTACGGCATCGGTTGTACCCGGTGAAGCGGAAATCTCTACATAGACAGAACCGCTCCAGCGGTAAGCAAGGTTTGTTGCCTTAGAAACATAAATCTTTCCAGTTTCACCAGTAACTGGAAACGCTGCTAGGTTAACAAATTCCAGAACATCGTCAACGTAACTTGGGAGCAATGCTGATGGTATTAAACCGCTTGAATCAAGCTGCGCTAGGCCGTTCGGTGTGTTTAGGCTTAGCGATATGTTCCTGCTTCGCGTCCAGTAACCATTAGCATCTTGCGTGCTGTTATCGGTGATAGCAATAGGTTGGCCATTTGTTACGCTTAGCCCCGCTAGATAACGGTTGTCGGAATAGGATCGAACAGCAAATTGAGTTGGAACTGTATTGCCGTCGCTGCTTCCCAGGCTCGATAGCAACGTGACATTATTGGATGCTTCCTGAATCTGAACGCCAACTGAACTAACGCCACCATTACGCGAAAATGGTCCGATTGCATTTAGCCCAGAAAGGTTAAAAGAGGTTGTATTGATCGTGACTGATCCCGATGTACCGTCGATTGAGAAAGCGCCACCGGCTGCGGTAATATCACCAGCATCATTCACTCTTAGACCAAAGACGCGACCAAAATTGCGCTCGACAAATTCATTGGCACGAACAGGTACGCCACCATTCCATGGCAAGGCTTGATAGTTATTGCCAGAGCCAACAAATAGTGCAGTGTGACATCCTGCCGAAACTTGCGAACGGCGACGGAAATCACACGTTGCACCCTGGGCGGCATTTGTTGCTAGGCCAATACCAGACGGATTGTAAAGAGTTACCCTATAGCCAGCGCGTGTGACATCAGAATCAGAAACAACCGTACCAGATGAGTTAATCGGTGAGCTAGCGCTGACGACATATCCTGTGCCGCCAAGCAGCATAATTAGTCCATTATGGGGCCTACTGCTACTGCCAATCCTGTTGGCAGTCATCGACATCACGTCAACACTTAATGCACCGGCAGCAGCCGATGCGCGTAACGTGCCCGTAAATAAAGCCGAAGGAGAATAGCCGTCAGCAACAACGCCATAAGTGCCGAACTCACTACAACCACCACCTGACATTGTGGCCCAACCGCCTTTTTCTGCTTGAACATGCCAAGTACAAAAAAGACCAAAGAAACTAACTAGCTCACCGTAGGCATCATTTTTGATGACAATGCCAGGCCCACCTAAATTCTGTTGCGTATAACCATACACAACCATGCTGCGGACGGGACTGCTTGGGTGACATTTTGCACCGTCAATCTCAATGCCGCCGCCAGTGTCGCCAACTGATGTAGAGCCAGCTAAGCCAGCATCGTCTTCAGCAGTAATTGAAAGACAATCCTTGACGTAAGGAGAAGCGTAAAGAATCGGTCCTTGGCCGCCATTCGCTAATTCATCAAATTTTACAGCCCATGCGCGAGTGCCGATACTGCTATCCGTGGCACTGGTGCCAGTGGCCTGATGACCGGCAAAGGTTAGGTTTACTAACATCGCCCCAGAATCCAGGGCAAAGAATCCATTTAACTCTTGGCCCGTGGCCGGTTTGATGATTGTGGTTCTTTGGGAGTCGGCATAAACAAGTACGCCAGGGCCTGGGCGAAATGGTAGTGATGCTTCAGTAAAAGTACCGGGACCGCAATGGACCTTGGCTAACTTGCCGGGATTGGCTAAAACGTATGCCTTGGCAGCGGCAACTGCTGCGCCAATGGTAAGAAAAGGCTCACCATCGCTTGTACCATTGTTACTGTCACTTGCCGTAATACGCTTGGAAACGTAAAAACAACTTGCGTCTCGAAATGCAGCAAGTCGTTGCGATATATTTGCAATCGCTAAATTTGCAATATCTTGTGTCGTCGCGTCAATCGTAAATTCGCCTTGATCCATAGGCACTCTTTCGGCGCCAGTTAGCGGCCTTGTGCCATCGGGGCTTCCAGAAATTGTTGTAGTTAGTAATATCATTTGATTTGTGCGCCAGTGTCTCTTTGAGGGTCAATATGTTTACCGGCTTCGCCAGCCTGATAAGCAATAACCAAAGCTCCAAAGGCAAGCGCTGTTCCAATGATCCAGCGAGTAGCAGCGATGGCCCCCAGCGCTTGCGATTGCTTTGCTAGCACATTGTTGTCAATAATCGAACTACGTTCTGCTAATTTTTTCATTTCATCGGCCAAGCCCGCAACTGATCTTTCCATTTTTGCGCCCAGTTCTTTTAGTGCATCTCGATCTTCTTTGCGTATTTCCTGCATTGCTTTGTGATCAGCGTCCATGCCGGATACAAGCTGTTCCACAATGGTTTCCAGCCTTGTTAGACCGCGTTCCAGCTTGCTAATTCGCTCTTGCTGCCCGAACACTGCTGAACCTGACCAGACCTCTTCATCATAGGGCCATCCAGGGTAGGGAGCCAAGATCAAGTCCTCTGCAGGGTCATTGCTCCATCGCCGGCCCAGCTCACCAGAAGGCCAAGCGGGTGCTCTGGGTCTTCGCAGTTGATCGTAACGTCGCCAATAACCACTGTGCCAATAAGTTTTATGACGCCGGGAATAGTCGTACTAAAAATATCGCAATCTGGTAGCACTTGATGCGTTTGCAGAATTAACGCAACATTGGCTTTTAGGCTGTCGTCCGTGCCAGTAAGCGCAAAGTTTAACATTTGCCATGAGCTTTGTGCTGTTGTTACATCGTCCGAAAATTGCAAGAAAAACTCAAAGTCTCCACTCCAATCAGCAAGTCCGGCTGTACGTTTTTCTACTTCATCTGCTTGCGTTGTCCGTCTTAGCATGTCACGCTTTAAGTTTGCTCGCCAAGACTTTATGTTGGCAATGTACTTAACGCCGCCGCCAAGGTTCACCTGTGCTGCTCCATCAGAGCCAACAATTACGGACATAATTGCGAGATGCGGCAAGCCACACTATAGCTTGCATTGCAATCTATGTCAAGACCTGTAATTGCAGTTTTTAAGTCGTTGGGTAAGTGATGGGCACTTCATAAGGATCAGCCCCATAACGACCAACGCCTTTTGTAATTCTAACCCGAAAAATATCACCAATAAAAGCGCTTTGATACATGCTTTGACCGATTAAAGTAAACTTATGCGTCACTGCTCCTGGAAGTGTAACAGTAAATACAAGTGATCCATTTACATGACAGCGAAAGACATTGCCAATTTTACTAAATGATATGTAGTTAATAGTATTAAGTGGAGCAATGTTATCGGCAGAAATTCCAGTTTGACCGTCAAGATAAACACCAACAGTATTATTGTTGCTTCCATAAAGGCCATCTCCATTCATCAAGAATTGTCTGTTACTTCCACTTTCACTACGCGACCCGGTAAGGCCAACGAGATTGGTTGTTTTAAGTTTAACAGCCATTTCTACGGTATAATCTCCATTCATCGAAAGCAGGCCATCTGTATTATCAAGCTCCAGAAAACTATTTGTTGCCCCAGATCCTTGATTGAAGCGAGCTAGTGTTGCGCCTTCGCTGGTAGTTTCTGCGACAATGTTCAAGTTATAGTTTACTCTTGTAACTGTACGCGCATGTTGAGAAGAATCCGTAAAAGTAGTTGATCCATCAATTCCACTCATTAACAGTATCGCACTTACGTTGGCAATGTAAGGATCTGCTGGCAGTGGTACGGGAATTGACTCGCAATCAGTCCGATAAATTGAGTCAAAAGCAAGTTCGTGAACAAGCTCTACTGTAAGATTAAATCTACCATTTTTTACTGATTCCTTTACTGGCTCCTTTTCAATTTTCCAAGTCGTACAGATAAGTCTTTTTCTAAAGTTAGCGTCATTAACACCTCCCGCCAATTCTGCCGGCAGTGGTGCGAGTGGCCATACTCCACCGCCACTTGCTTTCCACGGCAGTAGAAGCGCTAACGCCTCTGCGCTTGTCATGTTTTCAAAGGTTAGTTTCCACCTTGAATCGCTAGGCAATGAGCCAAGTATGTCAGGGTACGCTGTAGACCTAAAGCCGTTTACCATAACCGGATAGCCGGGCAATGTTAGTTGCCAGCTTGTCGGGGTGTACGCGGGAAGAGTCAGTGCCATTACTTAATTATAGTTTGGATCGTTAGGGTGGTAAAAGTTTCCTGGGATTCTAAATCTTTGCATCTCGACAAAGCCACCAATCGGATCGACATATCCTAGTACATGAGCTTTGTAATAATCATAGCCACCGCCAACGTATTGATTTTTATTGTAAACAAATGAATTAGCGCCTGTAATTGAGATAGTTCCACCCTCAAATGTAGGAGTGCCTACAAACTGACACATGCCACTAACGTTAGACGTTGGAAAAGTGTAAATGGTTGACGTGCTTACCGTAGTATTGTAAAGTTGATTATTATATGGATCGCCGGCTGTGTTATCGTAGCCGGTTTGAATTTCTAGGGTAAGCTGCCAAACCTTGGCGCCACTGATACCAGAAGCCCCCACGTCTACCATTCGCGTTCCAATCGGCATCCTGACGGTGCAACGCCCAGCTTTAACGGACTCGACTTGTGGATTGCCAACAAAATGCCAAGTGACGCCAGCGTAAGGCGTTGCCAGGAAAGTATTAAGCGCTTCACTGGTGCCGGCAAGGGTAGCAGCAGGTAAAGTTAGCTGGCCATAGATTCCATAATTACTATCCCATACCGCACAAAGCTGCTCAGCCTGTGCGTATGTGATGTTTTCCCATACAAGATCCATCTTGTCGCCAGACGGCTTGTTGCAAAGCGGCCATCGAACTGTTCTGGCGTTACGCATTTTCATGCGCCTCTGTGGCCATTGGCCCATCGAGTAGGTTCTTGCCGTTGGCACAATTCCCGGTAGCGCGTTAATGATGCTCATAACTCAATCACCCAATTTGCGTCAGTTTGATATGTCGTCCAGTTTACGCCAAGCAAGCTAAGCCCGCTTGCGTTTGTTGGGTGATGGAACGCATCAATCGTGATAACGCCTTCAGCGTCAATGTTTACTTTTTTTATTTCGTAGGTTCGTGGCTTTGTGTTGCTGTCCCTTATCGCAAAAAACCGTTCTTTTGGTGATGCGATCCTGTCAACTATAGTAATTTGTTCTTCCTTGGGATCGGATTGCATGTCCCACGTCATTGCTGTATAGGTTCCATTCCCTGATGGCATCATCCATGGACGAGTTGATACAATCGTTCCGTTTTTTTGTATAAAACCTTGAAAAGTGGTGCTGTAGTTAATTACTTCAAGGTCCATTACAAAGAAGCCGCCAGAACGTAACTGCGCTGCTAGCATATCCGGTGATGTTCTGAAGCTAATTTGATGATCATGGATAGTTACAAATCGTTCATAATAGCAAGCTGCATCAATGGCTTGCTTGTAATTAGTACACCATTTTGATAGGTCAAGGGTTTTGACTGGAGCGTTGACGCTGGTTGTTTTTGCGCGAACCATTGCAACACGCTCACGCGCAAACAGTGGTGACTCTGCGCCAAGTGACTCTTCGCGCCACTTAACTTGCACAATAAATGGCTGTCTAGTATTGTAATCAATGGTGTTTAACCTAAACGAGCCTTCTTCAATGTTGCCATTATTAAACTGGGCTTTTATGTCTAATGGTTCAGTAAATTCAACTGCTTTCTTGAGGTAGTAAACTCCACCAGAGCGAACCAGTTTAAGCAAATGAGCCAAAGCGGTTTCCGATGCCCAGTCAAGAATACTTAAGGGCTCATCTTCTACAGCATCGTAAAAGTATTTTCTGTCTTGACACCATTGAGCAGCTTCCTGAAAACTGGTTCGATCAATCTGTGCTAACTGCGTTCGCGGAAACGCACCAAGTTCCGTACTGGTCATTAACTCACGCAACCAGTCTGGAAATAAATGAGTTGACCCTTTTGTGTCACTATTTAGCAACCTAGGCATTTCGTAGCCATTATTGCAATAACCGCTAAATGATTGAAGGCTGCTAATTTCTAGCGATGCCATGATATTCAATCCGACTGGACAAAGCGATAAATATGAAGGCTGAAAGTCAAGATCACCATAATAGTTTACTTGTTTAATTTCGTGTTCTGGCGCATTTCCAACTGTTGTTTGTAAATTATCATACGCAAAGGCTTCAGCAAATCTTGCATACCCATCAAGCATGGACTCGTAATATGGGTCGGTCCATCCAAAGCCAATATCAAAACTTGGTTCAAGTTGTGATATTTTGCGCTGTCTACTTTCGGTTGGATTTACGACATACCCAGTAACTGTTACTGTAACCACTCCTGAAGTTGTACTTACATCTTCGCCGCTGTTTGAGTCAAGGATAACAATTCTATTTAAGCTGCTAGAGCGAATTTCCCAACTGGAAAGAGGTACAAGCCTTCTTTCCCATCTTTTGCTGGATGAAAAAGAAGTTCTAAGATAATTATAAACAGCTTCTCCATCAATGCCGGCAACAGCATAAACCTCTGGAAACTGAGTCCACGAAACACCACGATCTGAACTATACTGAAATACAAATGTGCTGTATCTGCGCGTTTTGCATGTAGTTTTATCTCCGCTGCCGTCGTAACGGGATACAGATAAAACTCCATTAGCTGTATTGCCTTCTTGATTTTGACCCGCTTTTTTATTTATGTTTTGTATTGTTGGTGATGAGCCAAAAGCCGTCATTGAGTTTACGGTTATTCCAACTGTTGATTTGATTACTATTTCACTAACCTTGAACTCTCTTACTGCACCCACCGAAGCTATGGACATACGGAATATCTGCGCTGCGTCTGAACAAACTTTGTAGCGTCCTTCAGTGCCGCTTGTCAGGCTTGCAAAGCTGTTGCTTGGATTGTATTCTTCTGGAAAAATTTTGTCTCCAATTTGATTTGTAAGCGGCGGCGGATTCAGGAATCCAGGACCGATAAACTGTACGCTTCCAGCTTTTACAACAGTAAAAGTATATTCCATGTGATTTCCGTCTCCTACTGGTTGCTGCTCAGAGTCGCTAATGAAAATTGTTTCGGTTGAATCACTTGAAATTCTTTCTTCTAAAATTGCCCAACAACTTCCAATTCTGTATAATTCGTTTGGAATAAGTGCTGAATCAGCGGCTCCTTGTACTCCAGTAACAGATGAAGCGACTCCACGCATTTCCTCTTCAAATTCTGCATCATCGCTAACAAGGCGAGAGTTATTGGTGTTTATTCTTATTTTTGTCTCTGCATCAGTAGTGTTTTCTAAAACATATTTTAACGAATCCCCTATGCTGACACTTTGTTGAATAATCGCAAAGTTGCCAGTCGCAGGAGTCTGCCAGGTTGACGAATTGGCTGCTTTGAAATATCTTAAACCACTTCGCATAGACCAGTAGAATTTGCCTTTCCAAAGTTCAACCAACGCTGCGGCGTCGTCGTCAGTTCTTACTTTGTCGCTAGAGCTTATCCTAGCGAGAATAGTTGGTTGTGTTGTTACTGTTTCCCTGTGCAGCATGGCATTCGGACACCATCCGTAAAGACCAAAGGCGGCGCTAGTAGACGGTGCTTCCGTCATGCAAAATGCTCTTTTGTATTGATTGCTGCCAAGACCAACGGCAAATACATCTTGTCCGCCATAATTCTGAAAATTGCCAGAGTCTTTTGCTGCTTCCCTGCCGGCAATTAAGTCATTACCTGTGATCCTTCCCCCATTAGGTCGATAATAAATTGAATACCTTGCGCCACTGGCAATAGCCGTACCAGTGTAAGCGTATGCGCCAAGCGTATTGTTGCCAAGAGCCCAGCCAGATTGATCCCAAGCACTTGATGACATATTGGCAGCTCCAGCCATAAATATAAGCCTGGCCATTTGCGATCCTTTCCACGCAAGCATTTGTGACCATATCAACGGCATCGCTACCCGTACACCACCAAGTTCATTTTCTCTTTTGGCAATAATGACTGGTATAAACTGTCCGACTCTTGCTGGTTCCTGTATCGAATCAAAACCAAATCGCGGCGATGACCTTTGGTTACTTGTTGTTGGTGATCCGCCTTTTTTTGAAGCAATAATTCTTGACTGCCGCTGCGACGGGAAAAGCAGTGACGATAGCAAGGAGATCCCAACTGCTATGGCTAAATTTACAAGTATGGGAACTACTGGGCCACACACTGGACCGTCTGCCGGTTTCTCAATAGAATTTTTAAGCGTAATTGCTTTCCACTCCTGAAACAAATCCTCTGAAACGCCAAGGATTTGACTTAATTGTTTTTCGTAGGGAAGAAGTGGAATCATTGCAAGCAGTATAAGCGTTGTGTTCTAAAGGCAGAGTACGGGCCAACAATGAGGCGTCCGTTATGGCGAACGGTAATCATTGTCCTCACGTCAGGCAATATACCTACACCAAAAGAATCATCGTTGTTGTCGAACCGAATCAAGGCGCCGGCTTCCGGTTTTTCGATTGGCCTTGTGATGTCGTCCCAATCCCACCGCAGATCGCTCCAGGCGCCACTCCTAGCGCTCTCGTACCAAGCGTCCATACGCTCGGCGGGCCAGGACATCCCCAGGGCTTCCCGAACCGCCTGAGCGGTTTTGAAGCAACAGGCTGCCTTGCCGTCCCTTGGATCTGCGCCAAGTTCCCAGGGCAAGCCGGACCATTTGCGCCAGAACGTCAAAATGTAATTCCTCCGCTAGATGGCAATGGGCCGACCTGTGCAGCCGTAAGTCTACGGGTTGGCGCGGTCCCGGTGACAAAATTTAGTGGATTCGTTAGCTTAAGAGTTACTACCGAATACTGATCTTCTTCGCCAGGAACCGAATCAGTATAACCAAAGGAATCGCAAACACAAATAGTAGAACTTAAAAAACTTAATTCAGTCCATGTTGGCAGACTATTTACGTTAAATGTTGGCGTACCGGCAAGTAGAACGGTTGAAACCTTGACAAGGTAAAGGTCTTGTGATGCCTGCCATAACTTTGCACTTGAAATAATGTTAGCGGGAGCCATTAGCTCATAGTCGCCACTTTCGTTGCCATCTGTTGACAGATCACCGGCAATACTAAAGGGGCTGAAGTAGTACGGTAAACTGTTAAAAGTTCTTACTTCCCCAACAAAGTAAGGCTGATACCTTTGTGGCACTAGCAACGCACCGCCAGTAGCGCTTAGGAACTCGATGTAATGGGTAACAGCAAGCATTAGATGTCAACAAAGTCTCGGATTTCTTTATTGTTCCTCATGCCGGCATAGGTCATTGCTTGTGCTCGCTTAGAAGAACTACTCATGCCTTTACGGAACTGTTCTTCAGTAACATAGCGTTCGCCGCGCTGCTCTGTCACCGTGTAGCGAATGTCAATCGGATCAGCTTTATCGCGTTGCATACTGTCGGCTTTTTGCCTTGCACTGTTTGGTACTACGCGACCAGATGCGCCAGGAAAGAAGAACTCTGGCCCGTTTTCTCCAACCACATAGCCTTTGCCGGGTTTGGTGGTTCCGCCGCCGGCAAGAAAGCCGCCGAAGGCAGTAGGGACTGAAAACCCCGCACCGATGTTACCAAGGGAGCCGGAGAGCGCCGCGCCAAGGCCGCCTGTAGCGCCACCGGAGAAGGCCCCGGCAAACAGGCTGGGATTGGCAACCGAGAAGGCTGAGCCGATATTGCCCATTGAGCCCGACAGTGCCGCACCAAGGCCGCCTGTCGAACTGGAGAATGCGCCTTGTGCGGCCATGGCCTGAAATGTCGCCTGGAGGGCAATGGCGGCTGCGTTTAGCCCGTTGAGCGAACCGGCAGCGGCCATCGAAGATGTGTTCATTGCTTGCGGGCCTGCTGCGGTTGCACTACCGCCCAACGCTTTAGCCAATGGCCCGCCCAGCATACTGCCAAGTTGACGCTGCATCAATGTTGTTAGCTGCTGCTGTGCGGAATCAGCAAAAGTGCCAGCCATTGCCTTAAGCATATCGCGCCCTACGTCTTGGATCTTTCTTGATCCATCAACAATATCAACTAGACCATTTGTCAACGCACCAGAAATAGCGTTAGATACGTCAACGATATTTTTTTCAAGGTTGCCCCAAATCATTTGCTGGTCTTCAAGCAACTTGTTTTCTTTGGCATATGCCATTGCTTTAACTGTATCGCCTTCAAAATTCTTTAATCCTTGTTCGTAAGCACGCGCTGGTGCGCCAATCATTCCTGCTCGTAAGCCAGCGCCAGTAAAGCGAGTGTCATTCCTGACTTCGTTGATTTGCCTACGGAAGTCATTTTGTTTGCCAAGCTCCTCTGTTTGTGCGGTAAGTAAGGCCAGCCTAGCTTTTTCGTCATCGCTGGCGCGGTTGTAAAGCTCAGAAGCCTTAAGCAATTCAACATTGGTCGCCGCTAGCTTGCCGCGTTCTAGTGCAGCGGCTTCCGCTTTGCCGGTCGCTAATGTTTCTTGTAACTGCAAAATGGCAGAACGAGATTGCTCTTGGTTTTGTAATTTATTGTTAAGGTCAAGGTTTTTGCGACGTTGTTCTTCTTCTTTTTTAGCAATTCCAACGGCAAGGTTAGCTTGTTCGTTAATTTGCTTGATAGTTGCGGGGTCGTTGCCATATTGCTTTTTAGCTTTTGCAAGAGCGCTATTACGGTCTATGTCAATCTGCTTAAGCCGCGCTCTGCTTTCTGCTTCAATATCCGCAACTGAGGCAGCATTGTCGCTAAGGTCAAGAATTTTTTGTCTTGCCGTAATTTGCTGTTTAAGTGTATCCTCCTGTTGCTTGAGTTGTGGCAGTTGATTGCCTTGGAGAATTTGCTCAATTTGGCCAAGTTCGATGCCTTTTTGCTTGAGCTTGTTTTGTTCTTCTAGAATTTTTAGCGCCTCTTTTTCTCCGCCAGCAAGTTGCAGTCTTGCCGCCATATTGGCAGCATTCATTGGCGCAATAGAAGGCGTAGGCCCGATGGGGGTTGGGCTAAACTTAGGGCCCGGAATGTTGCTGATTTGCGTTGCGGTTTGGCCCTGAAGATTTCCAGTTTTTTGAAGCTCAATTACGGCATCACGCAACTTTGCATCGCTTACATTCTGAAGGCCAATCCACTCTTGGCGAAGTCCACGCATCCCCTCATCAACCGTTTTGCCCATGACACGATTGCGTGCCAATGCAGATCCTAGTTTTTCCTGTACGTCTGGAGTAAAACGATCAGATGGACTTACGCCGGTTGGACCATAGCGACCACGCATAAGCGATTGCATTGTATCGCCAATGATTTGATATTTGCCAACCGCATGTAACTGTTGACTGCGCGGAACCCCTGGCGCTAATTGACGACGCTGAATTTCAGCGATGGTCATGTTTACAAGACTGGGATCTTTTCCGGGATCAATAGAATAATGCCCATTATTGGTGCCACCACGATTAAAAGCGCCATAGTTTCCGCCATAGCTTTCGGCTCCCCCTATGAGCCGACTTAACTTGCTGCCTCCAATGGAGCCACCACCACCGCCAGCAGCGGCGCCCATATCAGGCAGCGTCATTGCCTGGCGCATTAAATCAGCGGCTTCTCTTGAACGGTCACGAACGTAATCCGCAACCTTCATTTTGTAATCTTCCACTGAACGCACATAGGACAGCTTGCGTTGCTCAATGTCCTCTATTTCGCGTGCATTTGTTCGCTTGTAATCTTCAGTATCACGATTGAGCTTTGCCATTGCAAGCTCAAGTCTATTTCTTGATTGCTCAATATCGGCTTCGCCTTCCTTCCGTGAACGAACTGCCTCACGAACATTGCCCAACAGTTGCTGCTCGAAGCCAGTAGCAGCCGCAAATGTTTGGCGAGCGTTTAAGTCGCTACCTTCTATGCGGTTTTGCGCTCTGCTGCGATTATTTTCAATCTGCTTTTCTGCCGCTTGTTGGCGTAAGTCAAATATCTCACGTTCTTTTTTGTAACTGTAGTCAGCAGTGTCCCTGTTAAGGATTGCGCCATTACGCTGTAAATCGTATGCTTCCCGTTGCAAGCTGAATGCTTCACGATAAGCCGACTGTATTTGATCTGCAATCTTGCGCGACTCTTGAATCTGCGTTGTTCCAGCGGCAAATTCATCCTGAGCTTTGGCGGCCTGTCTATTACCCGCTTGTCCCGCAGCAACTGCTTTGCCACGCCGCTGAAGTGCTGTTAATATGGCACCACTCGGGCCAATCAATCCATTTGTTAGTACCGTTCCAACCTGCTTGGCCCCTGGCAAGCTGCCAATACCACGGGCTACGTTAATTGTGTCGGCAATTACGCCGGTAAAACCAACTAGCGCTGGAAGTAGCTCCGATTGCAGTGTTCCGGCAATCGAAGACCATTGCTCTTGTAATCGACGCTGTTCCGACTCAAGGGCGTTAAGTTGACGAACAGATCCGCTACCAAGGCGCTTTTCGACTTCTTGTAATACAAGTGTCTGTGCATCGTAAGCACGCCCAACTGATTCTAGCTGCTTGACTTGAAACTCTAAGCTGTGACTAACATAAAAGCCGCTTTTTGCAAGTGCTTGCAACGTGTCATCTGGAGTTTTAAGAGCGGTAGCAAGTTCGGTAAGATTTTTAGCTGTAGTGTCAACGACCTGGCCGATTGCTGTGCCGGCAAGGGAAAGACCGAAGCCAAACGAGCCGCCGACCATGCCGCCGGTAGCACCGCCAGCAGCGCCGCCCAGTGATGCCCCTATGCCCTGTCCAAACAGCAGCGGAAATGCCCCACCGATCAGGCCCTCTCCGATGGCCTTGCGGGCACTGCCCTGGAAGAAGCCCTTTTGGCCCTGTTGGCGCTTCTGCTCTGCCTTGAACTGTTCGATCCCAACCGGGTTGCCAGGGCCGGCGAGGGAAGAGTATTGGTTGAACATGCCAGGACGACCGCCTTGGCCGCCCATTGGGATTGCGCCGCCCTTTTTGGTCGAGCCGCCTGTGCGACCGGGGACACCGATCCCCTGGCTTTGCCGCCGCTTCTCCTCGCGCTCCACCGCTGCGCCAAAACGCCCCAGCGAACCAGCCGCCCGCTCAGCTTCTTTTGCTAGTTGCTTCTGTTGCGCGGCCTGCAATTCGTCAAGCCTGCTTGGTTGTATTTGTCCAGAAGACGCAACCCGCCGCTCTAGTAACTTGTCACTAGGAAGCGCTCTGGGCATAATTCCAGAATCAATCCCGCCGCCCATTGGGACTGCGCTAACACGCCGAGTCGGCCCGCCAATGCGTTGCGGAGCAGAAACACCGATCCCCAAACCAGCTTGCCGTTTATCCTCCTGTCTTTGCTTGTTATTGAGGCGCTTGCCAGCTTCCTGTTGTTGCTTGCGCTGTTCGTTAAGTTGCGTTTCTCTTTCTTTTCTTGCGGCAAGTAAATCAACTGGAGCAACACCGCCAGCAGCCCTAGCGACACGCTCGGCAAGCATGTTGCTACTTGGCAGCGCAAGCTGACCACCGCTTTCCCGTAACGCTCTTGCTCTTGATGCAATTTCAAGCGGACCTTGTGGAATACGGCTCGATGGAGCATTTCGTATCTTCGCCGCCGCCGCATTTAATTCTCGTGTGTATCTGTCAATCGAAGCATTCATGCGCAACGTCGCTTCACGCGAGCCCGCAATGTCGCCCGTATTGCTAGCGGAAATTACATCTGTCGCTTGTGAGCGAAGCCTTCTAATTCGCGCTGGGTCTGCTCCCGGCATCGCAGATAGGGCGGTGATTCTTTCCTGGCCCCGCCTACCCGTCTCGAAGCCGGTAGATCGTCCAGTGCGACCACGGTTTAGCTCATTTTGTTGGCGCAATAGCCCCGCCATTTCGGTGGCGATTCGCTGCATTAGTTGCAGATTTTCTCTGCCGCCAGCAGTCGCCAAGTCCCAAGCGCCGCGAACATTACGCGCTTGCTGTTGCAGTTCTGGGCTTAAGCCCATGCCAGCGCCGCCGCGTGCAAATTCTCGTTGCCGGCCTTGGTATAGATTGGTTAGATAGTTGCCCCGACTTGCTTGTCCAATCGAGTTAGATGCGCTTGCTATTTGCGTGGCCGCATCCACGCCTCTGCGTTGGATATTTTCCCGAATATCACTTGTACGATTAAGGGCTTTTGCGTATCTACGCTCGGCGGCAGCGACTAGACGACGATTCTGTATTTCTTCCCTTAGGTTGCGGTCTGACTCCCTAACGTCACGCTGAGCAAGCCGCAGTTGAGAGTTTGCCAGTCTTCGTGCTGTAGCGTTTGCGCCGCCGCCCACAAATCGTCCTGTTTCAGAATCGCGGCGCATTGCCACGTTTGCAACAGTACGACCAGCGCTCGAAAGATCACGGCCCGCTTGCGCCCTGCGCTGTGCAGCTCTGTTTACGTTGCGAGTGGCAGATTGCGCAACTTGACCTACATTAAGCTGGGCATTTTCAAGATTGTCATATAGCTGGCTGGTTCTTTCAAGCGCTGCGTTAAGTTGGCGAATTTCACCAAGGCCCTGTATGCCAACTTTGATTAGCCCTTGATAATCAGCCACTCCCCGCCCCAGAGCCAGTGCCCCACCTTAGCGTCTCCTGGGTTGGCTGGCCTGTGGGACGGCTGGCATCTGATCGTTCAAAATGTCAAAATATGCCGCAAGCATAATAATGTCATCTTGAGTTGCATTATTTTTGAGCTGGGAAGGTGTCATTCCCAGCTCTTTGCATAACGCAAGTCGAAGCATTAAACCAGAATCAGTCCTTATCGCCTCCTTTATTGCTTTTGGAATCTTCGCTTGCCAGCACGCCCCCGTTAAAGATTAGCGCTTCCATCATGGCAGTCAGGTCTGCCTTGGCACACTCTTGACGCATCATGCCAATCTCAGGAAGCGTGAACATTTTTTCGCCGTCTTCGTACTCGGCTTTGTTGACTAGCACGCGCAAGCCATAAGCATTTGTGCGCTTGTCCGTGTCAACTGCTTCTCGGATTTTTTCATCTTCCGCTTCAGTTAGCGGCATAAAAAACATTTCAAATACATCACCAGTGCTTAAGGTAATCTGTGCTTTGCGGCGCTGGCGAGTCTTCTTGAGAAGCTCTTTGATGTTCTTGGCGGCCATGGGTTGTTCAATGCAACCCAGAAATCATAGCACTGGCTCAAGACATGAAAAAGCGGGACCAAAGTCCCGCCATACTGTCTTCCGTAAACGATCAGAACACAAGCCCCATCAGAGCTGTAGGTGTATCCGAAATGCGGAAATTTACCGAGATGGCTGTTGGAGCTTCATCTTGACTAATGGTTGAGTCAAAACCAAGCAGGATAATGGGAACTTCAGCGTAAAGCGAATCAGCATCGCTAACCGCAGTGCTACCGCTGGCCGCAACAGCGCTAAAATACGCTTTCAGCACAGCACCGCCTTGGTCATTGAACAACGTGCCCTGAATCAGGCGGTTGTTAAATGCAGCGCGGTCATCAGTAAGTTGCAGGGTAAGCGTGCCGTTGCCGTCAGCAAAACCGGGTTGATACTTGCGGAAGCGAGCAAGTTTTGGTCCATTGGCGGTGCCAGGCTTGCAAGGAATTGAAGTCGTATCAATCTCACCCCGAGTTAGTGTCAGGGAAACAGAAGGAACCTCACACATGGCAAAAGCCGTTGCGTAAGTCATCTCAATATGGTTGCCGGCACCGGGCGTATTAGCGCCACCAGTGCCACCATTGCCGCCAAACGCAAGCGCAGCCCCGCCAAGAGTTGCGGAAATAGTTGCGGTAGTGGAAGTAGGTCGAGTCTTGATGTAATAAACCGTTCCATCGGTTAAAGTGGCATCAAGGTTTGCGGTCCCTTTTTTTGAAAAGATAACAGGATCGCCAACACGAAAGTCAGAATTTGCGGGAATCGGAAGGACGGAAGTGGTTGCCGGAGAAATGGGAGCGGGAAAGTCAGTTTTGTCAAGCAAGCAGGCCAGGGTGCCAGGGGGCTTCATGGCGATCATTCCGTCTTGTCCGGTGAGGACAGTGGTTGCGCCGCAGGAGACGACGGGCATGGGATTTCCGGCCCGTGGCCGGCACGATCTGTAGCACTTAGTCTAGCCCCTATGGCGAGCCATGATCGGCATAGAGAATCGCGTGAAGTGATGCGCTCGATCCTGTAGCTGCGCCTGGGTCGGGCCTGTCACCGATCCAACGCGAGCGATGATCTCCTGTGAAGCGGGAAAGATCGGACCATTCAGGGCTGACAGGGCCTCAATAATTGGAACCGCAATTTGCATTCCGCGTCCTGGGCCAATGTTTTTCCGCGTAAATATCTCGCACACCAGGGAACCACGAATGTGCCATCGAGCCTGTGCGCCAATAACCGGCTCTTGTATCAAGCCAAAATTAACACGAACAAAACAGTATTCGCTTAACGTGTCAAAGTCAACCGCTGATTGATTCTCGACGTAAACCTTTACTGGATTGGCAGCATTGATTACAATGCGTTCGTAGGCACCGCGAATTTTTTGAAGAGGAACTGTCATTTTGCTGGTTTATTAAAGCCGGTTTTGTTGACGGGAACAAGGAAGCCTGCCTTGGCGCCCTTGTTAAAAGCAGCCGCAAATGCACCACCTTCCATATAAGTGGAAAACCAATCTAATTCAGCAGTTGAACGATTACTGCCACGGCCTTCCTTGATCTTGCCTCTTATATTGTCCTGACGCTTACCTTTTGCGACAATTTGCCCCTGCGGCTCAGAACCTGGATACCTAAATCTTCCAGGGATAAGATCCATTGCTTCTTGCGCATAAGAGGAAGAGTTGCCAATAAAAAGCTCAACCTTGCCCGTGTCCGCCATCTTGGAAGACGTAAACTGGCCTCTTGCGTTGCGACCCTGGGTTTTAAGTAGAGGAATGTTAAAGAGATTGTACTTCCCGCCTTCACCGCCTGGCCTTACTCCTTTCTTGCCGTCAGCAGTCTCAACGTACCAGTGCTGCTTAAATTCTCCGCTCCAATCTGGGCCAATGGCCGCAAGGTCATTGAGAACTTCTTTAGCAGCATTGCGCAAAGCTGTAACTGCCGCTTCTCTAATTTCATCGGACATTTTTTCAAGTCCAAAGCCTTTGCCCTTTTTCGTAGGCTTGCGCCGCCTTGCCATTACTCCATCCTCGCCATAACTTTGCTGGCGTACATCGTAATGCCATTCAATGCGCCACCAGCTTCTTTGGCAATAAATACTTTGCCGTCAAGGGTTGTAATGAGCTTTCCATCTAGTGTCGTCAGGTAAACTGGGCCAATGGTTGAGCCGTCCGTACCGCTGCCATAGCTTTCAATCTCCGTAACTTTCCATTTACGCCCTTGGTATCGCAAGCAATCATTGGAGCTGATTGGCCAGGGTACGATTTTATGGTCAACCCATACTTCGACTTGTTGGCCTTGTTGCACTCCATCGCGCTCTATTTTCATTGAGCGTGCTACTGCGCCGGCAGCGGCGTAACTGGTTTCTATGCTATCAATTTCGCCTATGGTTTCATCGTAAGGACCAAAATCAACCCTGACATAAGTTAGCGCTTGGGATCGGAAGCGATCTATTAACCGTTTGGCCAGTGGCCCCGCCCAAGCATCTTGCGGAGCGTTCATTTTATCCTCTAAACATCGGAATAATTGTTTGACTTTGGCGATCAACCCAGCATCCAATTAAGTCAATCAGCCAAGGATACAAGCGCAGCACTGTTGGCGAATTGCTGCCAACGCGCTTGTCCTTTGGCAGTACTTGCGCTATGGTATCGGGACCAAAATACTCTTCCTCAAATACGGCAAATTTTTGCCGCTTTACCACTGGCGCTGGCAGTTGACTTGCGGCACCAAGCACTGCCGTGCTATTATTAAAAAGCACAAGCGCAAGCTCAGAAGCAGCAGCAGTGTAACTAGCAACCAATTCCTTGCCGCAACAAATTGTCTGATCAGTACACCAGCGCAAAGTGCGCAACGCATCTTGGGCAGATTTAAGTGCCTGTCCCTTTTGTGTTGCATCGAGTGCAGCCCATGCTGATGCTTTAAGCGTGGATGCCATGTAAGTATCCACGTTGGCCACGGTAATAAGCGCTGGCGGCGTGCAGTTGCAAGTCTGCTCACCACTGATGGCCTGATAGGCGTAGGGCTCAGCCAGGCGATGCCAGGGCCACCAGCGAGTGCTCATGGTGATCAGACCGCAAAGACGCGCCAAGCGGTGCCGTTGTACCAAACCAGCGCTTTAGCAGAGCCGCCCCCAGTGGGCGCAGAGCCGGCGGCGGGAGAGGTTGCGTCACTGACTACCCGAACCATGCCAAGCGTGGGCGAAGAGGGCAAGCCGGCGACGGTGAAAGTCTTGGCAAGGTTGAGATGATTGAAACTAGCCATCGGAAAGCGATGCGGGGCTGGCTCTGATCATAGCCCAGTCTGCCCATGAAAAAGCCCCCCAGGATTCTGACCTCCTGAAAGGCTTTTTGAGCAAACCTTGAGCCGTCGCCATTGTAGCACAAAAAAACCCAAGTACTCTCACATGCTTGGGTTAATTTAATGGAACTCACACCCTCTTAGATTGTACCACCATAAGGGCTGTTCACAATCAGGCGCACTGCCGGAATCAAGCGAGCATCGCTATAGGCGAGACTGTAGTTAGAGCCGGTAGCGAGTTGGGTGTTCGTAGGATTGTCAAAGCTGGCATTCCATGAAGTACCGGGAACGTGCTGAACGTGATGGTAGTCAATAATGATACCGTCCTGCTTGCTGGAAGCATTACGATCAGGCTCAATTTCCATGGGAATCTGATCGCCTTCGATCATTACGCCAGGGCCGGCAAGATAACAGACAAACTGCCTTTGCTGACCGCTTGTGCCAATGATAGGACATTGGTCGTCAACGACAACATTCAAATTGGCAAAGATACCAATTTGTTGACTACGGTTGACGCCGGCACGGTCGCCATTGTAAGCCAAAAAGCCAAGTTGCTCTAGGTAGGCAGCAACAAGCGAGTGCATGACAATCGTAGTGATGTCAGCCTGGCGCTCGTTGAGCTTGTAACGTGCTTCGATAACGTTACCAGCCGTCAAGTAATTTGCTTCCGCAGCGCCAGTGGTAACAGACTTGTTCAAGCTATTGGTGGAATTTAGTGGGCCGCCAGTGCCAAGCAGCCCTTCCATCTGCGAAATGAACTTGACAGTCCGTAGCTTGTCCATTGCGGGAGCAAGCTGACTAGCAAGAACAGACAGCGCATCTTCGCCGGTAGCAAGCCGGGAAAGTTTGTCCACAGCGTAAGCAAAGCCCCGATGCGTAATGCTGGCGTACTGCGTGGTTGCCTGGATCTTTTGGAAGGTGAAGTGACCCTCGCCGGAAGTGCCCCAGTCGTTACCGGAGGTCATAATTTCTTCAACCGGATTGAGCGGCTTGAAGAAAGGAGCTTCGATCCGAGTGCCCGTGCTAGCAGTAAGCGCGGGACTCGTTGCAATGATCCCGGAACGGATCATGCGCGATTGCAGAAAGATTTGCTCTTGCAGGTAGGCAGCAAAGGGAGCAGACGTTGCAAGCCGAGTTAGGCTTGCAATATCGCCCTGAAAAGTGCCGCCGAGATTTCCAAGAAAAGCCATTGAATTAAAAGCAGGGTTTGTGTTTGGTCAGCACGACCGCGCAGCAGCGATGCTTTTTCTGGGCTTTGGCGCAGCCTTAACCCTTATTGCGAGCGGCGCTCGCTTCAGTCTTCAGCTTAGCAGCTAAATCGGGATCATCTAGCTCTAGCTGGATGCGCTTGGTGATACTGCCGCCGGCAAGGTATGGGTTGCCCGAGGTTTCCATGGATTCGCCAATAGCAGGCTTGGAGCCCATGCCGCCAGATCCACCTTTTGGTTTGAACAAATAGGCGTATTGCGGATCTTGGCGCAATTTGCCGGCAAGTTCAGTAGGACTAACCTTCTGGCCCTTGTAAGTAGTGATTGTTTTACCTTCTTCGTCATTAGCAAGCGAATGCAACAAACCCCATGCGTGTTCCGGCTGAAATACTTCGCCAGCATTAAATACAGCAAGAAAGTCAGCTCTCATGCGATCCTTGACACGCTGCTCCCTTTCGCTTGCAATAAGTTGATCTTTTTCTTCAAGTTGCTTTCGCAGTGCTTCCCTTTCTTTGCGCTCTTGATCCAAAAGCTCAGCAGTTTTACCCTGATCTTCTAAATCTTTTTTCTTGCGGGCATCTTCTTTATCCTCAAGCTCTTTGAGCCGCTGTTGCAGTTGCTTTTTTTCGTCAAGAATTTCCCCTTTCTTGCCATCTACAGCGGCAAGCCGTGATTCAAGTTCTTCAACCTTGGCAGCTTTGGCCTGTAATTCGGCAATCTGTTCTGGCGTGAGTGACATGACGTGATTGATGGATGCGCTATAGTGTAGCCGATAACTCATCGGACGCATCCATGGCAACCGCAGATCCCAAGGCAGCAACTGTTACGGCAAAACCAGCAATTCAAGCACCGGAACCCGAAGCCGAAGAACTTGACGAAATCCTTCCAGAAGTTGAACGGGTCAACATTGGTGGCTTGGAACTTGAAAAAACTCTTCTTTCTGGCGGCCAGTGCAAGACGAAGTTGATCAAGGAACCGATGATCGCAGCCGAGCTTGTGCGGGCCACTAGCGCTTCTCAGCGCAATCGCGGCCACTGATCGCCCAGTCGGCAACCGAGCCCCTGTGCGCCCATTCCAGGCGGCTCAGGGGCTTTTTCGATGTCATCACGCACTTCCAGCGCCTGCTGCTCGACCAGCGCCAGCAACCGGGAGCGAGCGGCCTGGATTTGCGGTTCCATTTGCGCTTTGAGCGTTTTGCTGTTCAACCATAACACGTTGAGCCTCTTTTTTGAGCTTTTCGACTTGAGCCATAAGATCCTTCAAGTTTACGTCTTCAGGAATCCACTCGCCCTGGAATAAAATTCTATGGAATAGTTCAGTTGTAATTTGTCCCTTAGTTTCAAGATCACTCAATACACTTACATCCTGACCGAGCAGTCTGTAAAAGTCAAAATCTCTATCGACAATAACCCTTGGCGCTTTTTTGCCATTGTAGTCTGAAGCGATCCTAAATGCTTCGTTTAGTCCCGACTCTAACTCCATTGCCGCAACCGCCAACACGCAATTTGCTTGTTGATGGTCTATGCGTTTTGCATCAGCACTTTCTGCAACAAACTTTTGCCCCAGCAATTTAGTGACGCCAAGGTGGGAGATTTCATTCTCTAACCTGTCTAGCAACTCTGATTGTGCCGCAAATGAACCAGCGTCACAGTTTACCCAATACGCTTTGGCGCCTATATTCATTTTGATGGCATAATTCTGTCCCGTAATACCTTCTTCACCATCGTAATCTTCAAGAACAAGAAGACCAATAGCAGCAATATGCAAAGAATGTAAAAGATCCGCAAGCCGTCTGTAATGTGCAATGTTAAGATGAGCAACGTCGGAAAGTGGTGGTGAAGCACACAAAAAGCCTTCTTTTTCAGCGTAAATGCTTACGAGAGGAACGTAATCAAGAGCAAAGCTGCCGGAGTCAATTCCGTCCTGTACGTCAGCTTGAAATACACTGTATTCGCCAGGGGTAATAACGCGAGCTATTGCAACATACTGTTCTCCATACATGCCATCATCATTCTTGCGCTCTTCTTGGTATCGAAACATTGTCAAAGGTGCGCCAGGATCATCATTCAATCGCCGGCTGCCCAGATACTGCCATGGATCTACCGGCACAAAATACGGTCGCAACGGTTCAATCTGATCAGCACCAGACTGAGCATCACGCCTTTCTGCGTCAACAATTATCGAAGACATGCCATACGTCAATGCAACTTCAAGTCGCTTCTTGGCGTACTGATCTAGCGATGTTCCGTCACCATCTACATCTTTCCTAAATTCATCTTCCCAGTAGGGATCACCACCTTCAAGCCTGATGCGCCTGCGAAGCACCATGCCGGCAGCGTTATGGATTAAACGCTTCGTAAATGGTGCTAGGACCGATAAATTGACCCGTGCTTGCCACGGATCATACGAAGAGCCTTCTACTGGTTGCTCTCTTGGCTCTCGTGGCAAGTAGACTTCCGCGTTACCGTGCAAGTATTCAGTGCCGCTTGTAACTGCTTGCATAATTTCCCACTTCTTACGCATTCGCAAGATTGTATAATCCATAAAAAATGGACTATCCTTGTCAGTGTAACGCGGAAACGTCAGCCTGATTCTTGTTGTGCTCACTGCATCGCGGCATTTGACAGTATCTTAGCCTGTTGGCATGGCCTACAGTCACAGGTAACATCAGATCAATATGACGACCCAAACGGGACTGCGCGAGAGCGGCGATTTTGTTGCCGGCAAGAATCAGTTGTCTTTGCGACCAATGCAAGGACTGATTTTCCAGGATCGGCGGCGCTTCCGCGTCGTACTGGCTGGCCGGCGGGGTGGAAAGACGGTCTTAGGCGGAGTCGAGCTGTCGCGTGGCGCCGCCGAGCGCAAGGGGGTCTATTACTACGTTGCTCCTACATACAGAATGGCAAAAGACATTGCTTGGGATACATACAAAAGCATCATCCCTGAACGCTGGATAAGGAAGAAGAACGAATCCAATCTTAGAATTGACCTTATCAATGGTTCTGTTATTTACCTAAAAGGCTCTGAAGATCCTGACGCTTTGCGCGGCCCAGCACTTAGCGGTGTCGTAATGGACGAATGCGCTTTTCAGCAAGAATATACATGGCGATCTGTCATTCGCCCTGCGCTGTCAGACCGCAGCGGTTGGGCATTATTTACAACAACTCCATCACCAGAAGGTACTGCTGGATGGTTCTACGAAATGATCTTGCTACTAAAAAATGCAGACCTTGTCGATCCTGGGCTAGAGCGCCTAAATCCGCAACAATGGACACTTTACGAATACACTTCATTGCAAGGCGGCAATATACCAGCTATTGAGATCGAAGAAGCTAAGAGAACGCTTGCGCCAGAAGTGTTTGAGCGTGAGTACGAAGCTAAAATTATGTCAAATACTGGACTCGTTGTGTCTTGTTTTTCAATGCTTAACATGGACTCCACGGTTGAAGATGACGAAGAACTGCCACTTTATGTTGGAATGGACTTTAACAATGATCCATTGACTGCCATTTGCGCTAACATAATCAAAGTAAATGGAAGGCCGGTACAACTGCGTGTTTTTAATGAGCTAAACTTAAGAGGCGCTACCACATGGGATATGGCAGAAGTTCTCATTGATCTTTATGGCGAGAATCGGCGCATCATTGCTTGTCCAGATCCTACCGGCAAGAGAAAGCAAACTTCGGGCGTTGGAGTAAGCGATCATCAAATTCTCAAAAAAGCTGGAATTACTGTTTATGCACCCGAAGCGCCATATAATACTGCCGATGGTATTCGAGCAGCAAACGCAGCATTGCGTACTGCCGATGGTGAAGTGCATACTAAAATCAATCCGCGTTGTCACGAACTTATTAAATCATTTAGAACACTTGGTTACGCTAAAGGCACCAGAATGCCAAACAAAAAACTTGGAGTCGATCACTCGTTCGATGCTTTTAAGTATTTATGCTTAGGTAAATTCAACCTTGCGAAAGGTGAAAGCGGAGTCATTACAAACCACAGAGTCTACTGATTTTTTATATTTTCTCTTTTTCTAGTGATTCTGCCGGCGGGAGAAATGTGACTGGTCCTTTCTTCGTCCAGATTAGTCGCCAGTTTTCAACATGTTCTTCAGGTGCTTGCATAGTGTACCAAAGATGACCACAACCTTCGCAGCGCCGCCGCCTTGCGCGACTGCCACATGCTGTTGTGCGTGTTTCTACAATAATAATTTGATGGGAAGATGCGCAGTTAGGGTTTGTGCATTTTTCGAGATTGATTTGTTTACCCATTGCTATCTATTTCATTAAGTCGATCTTCAACAAGTTTAGCATAGCCAGCAATATCGTGCCAGCTATCGGCATAATTTGGATCACCGCAAATTATTCGACCTAGCTTATGGCAAATCATATCAATGGCTTCTTTTTGATCAGGCGCCAAGTTAGTGCCGACAGCACAACAAAAAACTTTTACAACCCTTTTTAGCTCTTGCGTGACTGTGGCGTGATCCATGAACCTGCCGTAACGCTTGCCGCGTTCTGCCAGTGTTTCTTCAATGCTTGTCATAATTTTAGCCCTTAGACGCGGTGACGGTTGCATCATTATTATACCTGCCGGTAACTGCATAAGACCGGCGTGGGATAGAATCCATAAAAGAAAACTTCATCTGTCCAATTTTGAGCCCTGGGTAAAGACCAATCCAATGAAGTTGGCGAACATTCTTAAGTTCAAGTGTTAATCTTGACCCGCTCCACCCTGGGTCTGCAAATCCGGCCATAAGGTGTTGCAATCCTTCCCTTGCGCGAGAAGATTTAAGTATAAACTGACCTTCAATGTCTTCTGGAATGTTAAAAATTGGCTCAGCTTCAGCTAGTATAAATTGGCCTGGCATCATTCTGTATGGATCTGACTCTGTATGTCTTGCAATAGGATACGGAATAAGTCTTGGCCCTTCAGCAGACTCGATCAGGATGTTTGAGCCCAGGCGCAAATCTAGCGATGCCGGGTTGAGCAATAAAGGGTCATATGGTGTGACCATGCCAGCCATGCAGAGTTCGTGGATCTGAAAGTCAGCAAGAGTGCCCATGGTACGTTGATTGTTGCAGGTCATTTTATCACGCTGCTTACCGGCGGGTGATGAGGTATGATTGGGCCATGGAAAAGACTTTTAGCTATACAATGGTCAGACACGATGGCGAACCTGGCTGGAAATTGCCATATTCTTACAAATTATTACCATCTTCAGGTCGAGTTACTGTTATTGACCCACAGGGGATAACACGTCTTGTTTCGCGCAAAGCGTTATCGCTGTAGCGATTCTGCTAGGGTTGACCTTCCTTGCTTGGTGCCGGCATGACTGCAACTCCTCCTAGGCCACCAGTGCCCGCACAGCCACCGCTGATTACCAAGCAGCAACTTGCAAGTATTTGGAATTGCAATCCAATCTTAATTGAAGATCGGGAAATGGTTGAGCTTAACCAATGTCTGCGGCAATTTCAAATAACTACTAAACCAAGGCTGCGGCATTTTCTTAGTCAAACAGCACATGAAAGCGGTGGTGGGCGTTACAAGAAAGAACTTGCTTCTGGTTGGGATTACGAAGATAGCTCTGATCTTGGCAACATTCGCAAAGGTGACGGGCCACGCTACAAAGGAGCTGGTTATATTCAAATGACAGGACGCTACAATTATCAGAAGTTTGCAGAGTTTATTAAAGATTTGAAAGTAATGACCGGCGTTGAGTATGTTGCTTACAATTATCCTTTTACTTCTGCCGGCTACTGGTGGTATTCAAACAAGATGAACCAGTTATGCGATTCTTTTGCTAGTGTACGTACTGTTACGCTGCGGGTCAACGGTGGCGTAAATGGACTTGCGGATCGTGAAATGTATTACAAACGCTGCGTTGATGCAATTCCTTAAAAAGCGACCCCTGCCCCCCCTCCTTACTTATACGCTTGCTTGTACGTTTTCTATGTACGCTGGTGTGAATATATTGTACGCAAAAAATGCTGGTGTGAGATGGAGGGGGTATAGGCACCCCTCCCCGTTATACGGAAACCGCAACCCTGCCCCGGTAAGCATAGCAAACCGGGGAGGATTGTGGGATAATTGTCTACACCGTTGTTTCCAGGATTGTCTTAAGTTGATTGCATACAGACTGTTTGTTCCCCTTTAGATTATACTCTCTTTTCACGATAGAGTATACGCTAGTGCCGTTGCGCTTCATACCTTTACACTCTAAGGATAGTGCAGACAGTAACACTTTAGCCCGATAGTCTGTAATTTGTGATCCTGTTAATACGGTGGCCATGGCTGTTGTTGGTGTGGGAAGCGATTGCTAAGATGTGATTAGTTAATCGTTGTGACAGTAGAAGTATTTGCCAATAAATCTATTTGACAATTCAAGCCCTATATTTTTGCTCATATAGTAATTTCTTAGTGTGCACCATGATTCTAGGTTTAGCTCGATTTTGGAACCTGTTACTTTAACCGTTTCGATTAGTGAGAGAATAAAGGAGGTTTCCAATGGAATAGGGGGTTGCTTGTTTACTCTCTCATTCTAGGGTCAGATGTTACGCTGACGGTCTGACCCGTAACAGTTTGCAACGTGGCACGCTAAGCGCAGGATGCTAACAATTCTAACCATTGCTCCCTAATTTCTTTAGCAAGGTCTCTACTGTTACTGCGCCTATAAATGCTAACGACCGCCCAGTGAGGGTAAAAATAAGCGGCGCCACTATAAGAATCATCTCCCGTCTGATAACCCCACTCTCCATTATCATTGATTGCACAAGTTAAATCTATCCTGGGAAGTTCATCATTTTCATCCTTGTAATCATCGCAGATGTGAGGCTTAATAGACTTTATTAAACTGGATAATTCTTTGATAGTTGGAAGCTTGAGAGTTTGTGCCATTGTTTTAGTGGGATGATGGGATGATGGGATGATGTTAAATCTATGATGCCAGTAGATTATTTAAGTCATCATAAAATACTGATGCTCTGCAAGCATAAGCATAGTCTAAAATTCTACCCATAGCAACGTAGGCATTTTTCATCTCTATTTCAGCGTCAATATACACACCACTAGCGTAATGGTTACTCATACAAACAATCCAGCTATGATTAAATTTTTCCCTTTGCATTAAAAGCTGTTTGGTTAGCTGTTCTTCAGTCAAAAATGCTAAGTCACAAGGACCAGAATCACAAGGGCTAGAAGGCTTGACTGTTTGACCTGTAGAATGTTGCATTGCGATGATGGGATGATGGGATGATAGGATAATCAAAAATTAACCCCTAACACTAATCAAGTCGCCGTCAAGCACTACTAAGAAAGGATGATCCTTTCACCTAGGTAGTCGCAACGTTGTTCTGGCATGATGCTGTCTGCTTTGGGACTTCCTGATCCTACCATGGCTTAACACGGTGGGACCATGGGCGCTTAACTTTTAGTAACAATAAGGATTAACGGTCGATTAAATAGAGTAAATAGTCTTTAGCAAGATCCGATGCGGTACAATAATTGAAGCATCTTTCCTGCCATATCTTTATAGCCTCGCTCTCGTTTAGGGGTTTTGCTTTATTATTGGGCGGTCGATTAAGTAAAATGTGCGGAAACCGTTCGGGTCCGCCATCGCTCGGTCCGTGCCAGACAAGCCAGAATGGAGAAAAAGTGCTTTAGCCCTGACTTTATTGTACTTTTCATGGCATGAATGAATGAATGAATGAATGAATGGAAGACTAAAGTCTGCCGACCCAGTGGTAGACTTTAGTCTGCCATGTTAAGGCATTCGCGTGCCGCCAGGCGGCCTTAATGTCTTGACGGCAGGAGATTAACTCCCACCGATTAGCGCGAATAATGATTAGCATGATTAAGTAAATGAATGAATGCTAAATAACAGGCTTGGCGATACTAGAGTACAATTCGCTAATCCGACCCTTTGCGTCGGCAGCATTGTAGACATACAGTGAGCAACCCCTAGGGTCCGATTGGTGATAGACAGATAAGCCGTATTTACCAGCAATCTTACGGGCAGACTCTAAGGCTTGATTCTCCTTGTCTACAATTACTGGACCCTTTTTAGTATAAGTGCCGTAATTGTCCAGGTAATAACGTCTGGGCGTTTCCTCCTTGTTACCTTCCCATTGGATGGCGCCATTACATTCGTCTTCGTTCCATTGGTGGATAATTTTTCCTAGACTTTTGAGGGTTTTCCATTCTGCCGTAGTGAATGGCGCCGTTTTTGCTGTTGTCGTTGTGGCCATGGTGGGCGGTGCGTGGTTGACTTGTGAATGATAGCGCAGAACTTAGGCGACCGTGGCTGGACGCTTAACAATTAGTAACAGTGGGCGATTCGCAGCATGAATAAAAGAGTGACAAAATTCCCTCCCCTCCATCGCCATAAGCTTTAGCCAGGCTAATTGCATTACGATTGAGCTGAAATACAATATGCGGGCCATTGGGCCAATTTTCGACAACATAAGATTTGTTTATCCAATACACCTTAATACCCGACTTTACATCTGCAATAATGTCCTCTAGTGATTCGTAATGTTTGCTGGCCATGAATGAATGCCTCTGTGTGAATGCCCCTGCATAGTAGCGCATGAATGAAACGCTTGGCTATGGACGCTTAACAGTTTGCAAAGGTTCACAAAATGCCGAGCATAGCGTTACGCTCAGCCCTTAACACGGTGCAAGCATGGTAGGCTTTATCCAAACTGCGACAACAGGCTAACATTTTGCCGCCGCAGAAATAGCAGCAATACATTGGCACGCTATAGCCGCAGTACATTAAATGAATACTATACCTTTCATCGCCATCTAAATGCCAAACACGACCAACTGAATGTGTTTTTTTGTCCATGAATGCCTCTTTTGTGAATGACTCCCATACAATACCATGCTAACAAGAGCAGTGGCTATGAATGCTTAACATTTAGTTGCATGAATGCCAGTCTCAGCTGAGACTCATTGCGCTGCAAGGATTCTCAATAAGACTCTGAATGAGTCTCAACCGTCTCAATCGTGAGACTGGCCCCTGTCTCGGTTGAGACTGGCTGCGATTCGCCGGCAGCGATGGACGGCTGCTCGATTGTCACACTCAGCACAAGGTCCTCATCTGACAGGCCGGAGCTTTCACGCAGCTCCCCAGCGATCTCGCCTGCCCGGTCGAGCCCCTTCAGTGCCGCGCCCCAGTGCTGGGCCTGGATAGCCCCCTGAATGACCTGCTGGCGACTGGCAGCGACCATGGCCCTACGCAGCTCCGGCGGAGCTGTCTCAGCGGCGCACAGGGCACGCTCAGCGCGGCGTTGAATGCGAGTGAGCAAGCGACTGTCTAGGCATGAATGAGCCTCTCCTAGCTTCCACCTAACTTGAATAGGCAATAAGCCTGAAGCATAAAGTTCAAAGGCTTCTTGTGTTAATGCTTCAATGTCTGGAGCTTCTTGATTATCGCTAACATCCCATGATGCCTGCCAAGCATTATGCGTGCGCAATAATCTTTCGCTATCTGGCCGGCAGTGAATGGGAAGCTGCGAATCCATAGGAACTTTATCTGTTGCTAAATCATACCGCTACGCGCAAACCGCTTGCGTCTTCACTGGCCGGCGTAAGGAAAATGGTCATATAGGTTCAGCTAATGCAGGAGATTTTCGACCCTCCTCTTCCATTGCCTCAAAAGACCGGCAGGAAGAGGATTAGGTAGAAGAAACTTAGAATGAGAACTTTTTTTCTGAATTTTGTCTTTTATGTATCCATTTATACAGTCTCAATGAGACTCACTTTAAGACTGTATCATCACGATACCTTTTTCCCCTTGATTTACCTATTAGCCGAGTAATCTCCTTTTAAGTTTCCGCCATAAACTGTTGCACCGCAAGGCTTTTGGGTAGGAGGAAAAGAATATATCACTTATCTCCTCGTTAAGTTTCCGCCATAGATCGTTGCGCCGCAAGGCTTTTAAGTAGATCAATGGTGGTTTTTCCACAGATAAGCCAGCCTGATCAGTCTCAAGTTGAGACAGCGGTAAGACGGTTGAGACTGGATGGCCCCAACCGTCATTTTTACCTTGCCGGCTTATTCTCCAAGCGTAATATACTGACCGGAAGATGATACTTGAAAGTTCTCACCTTTTCTTGCTTGTATTTTTTTAGCGTCTAGCATTGCGGCGGCTAGCAATTCTTTGTTAGCGTTTTTGGCTGGCTCAACAACAAGTGTCTTGAAGGAAAGGAAAGCTACTTTTTTGTAGTCTCCATGCTCTTCCTTTGTACGATCAGAATATGCAATCCCGCCAGGGTAAATGCAGGCAAAAAGCCTGTTATCATTGGTGTGTTTAATCTTGGGTTGAAGTACGGGAAACCGCGTAAAACTTTGTAGTTCGTTCATTGGGTGATCCGGCTTGTTGCCGGCAGAATGGTGGGTTAGGTGTGGCCAGGATTATCTAATTGGCGTAGGCTCTGGCCCATGTACCTCCCTGGCCCAATCTTTGCCCCATATATATGCCGCCCAATGCCACGAACATTTGCCATGGTCAGGCTTAAGCCCGGAAATTGAAGTCCTACCGCAAACAGTACAAGGCTGTTTAGGTTTGCTCATCGAGTGATCCGGCTTGTTTGCCGGTGGCGTTTGAACAAATTAAGCATAGCATGAAAATGGGCCAGCGCAGCACGCTAGCCCAAAAACGCTTAACACTTTGCAAGGTGGCGGATCAATCGCGTACCTGTATTGGCATTAGAAGGTATTCCATTTTTACTTTCTCCAAGCCTTCACAATCAACCGTAGCGGTAAATAGCATTGAATTACATGAACCATTGCGCTCCATGGTAACGCAATCATTCCATGAGTAAAGTTTAACAACAGCCATAAAGTCTGCGAGATAGGCAGCGTTAAAGCTGATAGGCTTATCGGTGTCTGTGCCATACTGACTTGGCCATATCTGATCTGAATTGGGATAAAGAGTAGTAGGATTTATGTTTGCATAGGTATCTGCCGCAGCTTGATATTCACATTGCCACATTGCCGGCAATGATTGCATGTATTCTGTCAACTTTTTGCCGCCATGAATAGCGGCATCACTAAATGGCGCATCAAGTCTGGCAATCCTGGCGTATGGGACACGTTTCTTAAACGCTTTACCTGACAGCAGCAGTGGCTGATTGCATACCCATTTAGGGTCTGGGCATGTAACACGAAAAGCGCGGTGTCCATCAGTTGAATTGATGATAATTCCACTATCTGCCGGTCTAATAAGAATGCCGGTTAGTGTTTGCTTGGCAGGATCTAGCGAAGTAAACTGCGCTGCCGCATGTAACATTTGAACGGGAAGAGTGGCGCTTGTCATTGTGGTTGGGTTGTTTGAACAACGTAATCATACAGCATTCAAGCGCCAACGTGCCAAGCTCAGCCATAAACGCTTAACATTTTGTCACAAAGCGGCATTCTGGATAAACTCATCAAACGACATACCTTTTTTGGTCCTAGAAGACGTTGAGCATTCATCCATGACTCTCACTATAACTTTGGCCTTAATACGTCTTCTCTCGCTTTCAACACTATCTGCTGTTATCGCTATTTGTTGCGATATTTTTTGATACCAGCGAAAATCGGAATAGAATATCTGATTGACTCTAACTTTTTTGAATGGCACAAACCTAAGCTTTAGGTTCCTAATCTTAGTGCCAGGCGCAATTAGGTTAGGCATCATCGGAATCCTCTAGCGCCGCAAGCCGCCTGGCCGATACGGCCTCGGCTTTAGTGCCAAAAACGCCTAACTCGACTCCATCATATTTTGCGTTCCAGTCGCCGGTAACACGGTCGCGGGACAGATCGCGCCGATGCCAGCCAGGCCGTTTTCCAGGCCGCCCTGAAAACCGCTTGTAGTCCGGCCTGGAATCTGACAGGTATAAATTGTCGAGCCTTAGATTGAATGGATCACCGTCGCGGCAGGCCACATGCTGCGGCGCAGGATCGACCCGATAGGCCAGCGCCCACGCAACAGCAGCGGCCTTTCGCTGCCGGCCATCGACAAATACATGCGGAATGCCGTCACGATTGCCGCCGGCTGGATCACCGAATTTATGCGGTCCACGCTGGACAATGTATGTAATCGCTCCAGTGACTCGATTGTAGTGAAAGAGCGACTGAAGCACGCTTAGCGGTGGTAATGCTGTCATACTAAAGATGGATTACGTTCTGCTGCGCTAAGGCTGGGTTCTGGATCGTAGCTTGTTGGAATTGGGCAGAGTTCTTCAACGTCCATTTCAAATGGCTCATCTTTTATCCATTTATCTATCCTTGCGTTTTCAAGCAAAGCTGACAATTCCCAGATTGAATTTACTTCAAGAAATTCATGGATTGGATAAAAGAAATAACCATCTTCTCTTACTTTTTGTTCGCCTTGCCGTATTTCAACGCTGAACGGCGCGACAAGCGGTTGAATTTGCTCGGATAACGCAGATCCAGAGGGGATTCTTTGAAAGTTAATAGTCTTTTCCATGGTAAAAGAAAGAAAATGCCAATGATGAGAAATAAAGCTGAGGCTTGAAGTGCTACGCTAAATGCGCTAAGCGCAAATGCGACACCGGCAATTATTCGTTTCATGTTTTGGCGGATGAAACTGGTTGACTGTTTGGCTCTTCCTCGTCAGGTAAAACCGAAAGAGAATAGTTTGATCCTTCGGCACCCAATACAAGAGCGTTCATGGCTCGCTGTGAACCGAAGCACAAAACTTTGTGTACGTTACCACAGGAAAACCATAGATTAAAGCGTGGTTCTTTTGTCATTTTTCCATTGAAGCAAAAATAGCAAAGATGCAAAACATTGTCGAGATTATAGAACAGAGAATAACTAAATCTTGAAGCACGGTCCAGTGATTTGAAATGACCATTCGTGGTTCGTTGTTGGTTGAACAATGTAAGTATAACGTGTTAGGTGGCCCCTGTCACGCTGCGTGTCAACCTCTTAACATTTAGTAACATGGCGCTACTTCGCCGCAATGGCCATAGACCAGGCCGAGAGCACGCTCGACCCTGCGGCGCTGATCATTGTTAAGGCCCTCTGGGCTATTGGCCCATGGCCATAAGATTGCGGAATTAAAACCTTTTACCTCAACAAGGTATAAATTTTTCTTGGCAGACTTAACACGCTTTTTAATTCTTTCTTCATATATTTCCTCAATCGACAACTCCTTAAGTTCTCTCTTGTCACCTTTGGCAACTAGGATTCGCTCTTGCTGTTCTGGTTTTTCAATTACTTCCTTATTTTCGTCAAGTTGAAACTTTGCTTTTTTGAATTTTACCTTACCTTCCAGCGTCCAGTCGATAGGTTCGTGAGGCAAAGGTAAACACTCCCAGCAATTACCATGATCAATAATCAATGCTACCTTGTCGGGATTAGATGGATCAGTGCGCAACACCCTTCCAATTAGTTGTTTCCATAAACGTAGTGAGCGTGTAGGTCTAATTAACTGTAAACACGTTGCCGCCGGCAAGTCCAAACCTTCATCAACTAATGCAACTGATACAATTACTTGTAGGTCGCCAGCGGTAAAACGCTCAAAGGCTATATCTCTATCACGCTCCGAAGTGGTGCCAATAATGACTTCAGCAGTAATACCTTGCGCTTTGTACTCAGCTGCTATAATATATGCGTGTTCTACACTAATGGTAACTGTAATTGTTGGTTGCAAGTCTGGATTAAAGTGCAGCAAATCTCGTAAAAAGTCGCCCTGTACGCTGACAATGCGCTCTTCAATCTCTTCTTTTTTGTAATCCCCACCTCTTATGGAGACGCCTTCTGTATCTACTACGGCAGTATCACCACCAAACATTTTGTATTTACATAACGAACCTTCTTCCATTAACTGTCTAGGCTGCGGTCCAAGAATTAGTTTAGTGATGCCAAACTTGCCAAGGCCGGCACCAGTAGGGGTAATTGGCGTAGCGCTGGCGCCAGCAAAGAATGATGGCTGCATTTCACGAATAATTTCCTGATATGTCTTGGCTTGGATGTGATGCGCTTCATCTAACAGCAATACCCTGCCGCGAAAGGTAGAGATTGCATCGCGTCTTCTGGCAAGTGTTGGCATCATTGTTACCATAATGCCTTTATCTTCTGTAGCACGCTTAGCCGTATAAAAGCCTACTGACTCGTTACAATGGCTGCGGCATGACTTAGCGAGCTGCTTAATGATTTCGTTACGATGAGCGGCCAGTACAACTTGATAACCCCATTCACGGTAAAGCCGCGTTATTTCGGCCATCATCACTGTTTTACCGCTGCCGGTAGGAGACACCAGACAAGGTGCCCCGCCTTCGTTCATGTGCGCGATAGTTTCGCACACTAACGGATTTTGGTATCCCCTAAGATTAAACATTTTCGAGTTCTAGATTATTGGATTGTGATACATAGGCACCATTGCTATAAGCAACCCACGCAATATACTTAATGTTTACAGGCATATCAGGTGAAGTCATTGGTGAAGTCATCAATTCTTTGCCTTCATTTTGCCACCAAGTCTCAAATTTTTCCTTAAATAACCGATAGTTTTTGCTGTTTGTATAACTCATTTCACCACCTGAGCACGCCAGGAGCAAGCCTTCTCGGCCATTTCCGCCTTGCCGGCTTTCATGTATTTAGCTTGTAGCTTGTGACTCTCGGCAGAGTAATCATCCTTAAAATCATCGCCCACCTTAAAATAGGTGCCAGTTTGCACGCGCTGCAAACGTACTTTTTGAGTAGTACCATCAGAAAAAAGAATCGGAATATCATCCTTTGTAGGAATGAGATTATCAGCGTATAGTAATTCCAATTCTTCTTTGATGCTTTTCTTTTCTGACTCAATAGCTTTTTCTTGTTGAGTTAAATGCAACAGTTTTGCTGCTAGCTGCTCTTTGGATTGTCGTCCGGCGGTTGGTTGCATGGTGTGTTGGTTTGAAGGTCAACTCGTTAATTGTAGCACCTCTTGCAACCGGCTTAACACTCCGTTTCGATCATTGTCGGAAATTCGCGTGTTGCCGCTGGTGGACCGAAATTCGTAGCAAACACCTCCCCAGACATACTCGATGCGCTGCATGGTGCCGATCTCGCTGCCGTCAAGCAGCACCGGCACCATGGCAAACGGCGGCGAAGGGGGATCTGGCCTGCCTAGCGCCATTGCCATTTGCAAACCCAGTTCATCGGCTGGATGGACACCGCGAGCAAGCTCGCCCAGAATCGTCATTTCACCAAACGTTAGACGTGAATTGGTCATGGCTGCAACCAGAATTGACCGGAAAGGGAAAAGTATAGAAAATGGCTCATGGTCGCTCCATCGCCCAGTGCAATAGAGCCAGTGCGTCGGCTTCGTTATCATCTACCGGCACATGGCCAAGCGCACGCATTGCACACATTACTAGATTCTTGTTTGCATTGCCCTTGCCGGTAGCATGACGCTTAATTGTTCCCACTGGCACGCCTTCGTAAGGTATTTCATGTTTCTCACATAGGCATGTAAGTTGTGCCATAAACCCTCCGTAGGCATGTGCGGCATCTACACCTAGATGCCTGCGTACTTCTTCAAATACAACTCTGTTAATCGCAATACTTTCTTCTGGCGCAATAACTTCAGCCAGCCAACGCTGGAAACGCAAATAGCGCATTCCTCCACCTTCAAAGCGTTGCGCCTTAAATGATTGACTGCCGCTGCAAATTAAGCCGTCTCTGCCCTGCAGCGCCCAGCCAGTTGTAGTACCAAGGTCAAGCGAAAGGATGGCTTGCATTGTGGCAAGAAAAACTCCTTACCAGAATAGCACGGTGCTACCGTTTAACCTTGTTCGGAGAACTTGCCATGTAGAGTCTTGCTTCGCGTGCTGCTCTCTTGTGATCAGTGGCAAGAAATTTACACTTTCTTTCCATTTCAGCGTTGCCTTGCTTGCCAAACCAGTTGGAACGGCACATTTCCCAACGCTCTCCTTGATTGTGAAACCTATGGAGAGCAGCAGCGTTTACGTCAACCATCAGCTTTGGTGCGGTTGTTGTTTAACTGTTTTCACTTCTTGATCTTTGGCTTTGCCTTTTTCGGCTTGAGCTTTTTCTTGTTGTTGCCCTTGTTCTCGTACTTCTCTTTTGACATTGGGAAAGGTTGCAATGGGAACAGTTCGGATGTGTTCAATAGATGCTGCCAGTTGGCGGCAATACTGATTGGCTTCTTCTAATGTCTTAGTGCGTAAGCTAATGATGGCCATGCGACACTCTTCGTAGGTATCGTAAGTTGGCAAAAATAAGTGTTCGTATGGTTCGCTAAACAATTCTTTGCGTCTATTGTAGTCGGAGAAATGGGTTTCGTCCAGTTTGAGCGCCGGCAATGGTGCCATGTCGGCTGGATTGCTTGGAATGATCCAAACTTGCTGTTCGTTCATTTGTCGCTCTTGGTGGGCTTGGCAGCTTCCTTGGCAGCCGTTCGCGCCATTGTAACCGATACGGCTTTGTCCCTGCCAGGCGGGGGAGGTAGTCTTCCGCTTTGCTCAAGAGCCGTCCAATCAGCAAGCGTACCTTTCAAGAGCGGTTCTTTACGATGCCTGGCCATTGTAGCGCGTAGCAAAGCGATCCCGGTGTGCCATAATCGGAAGGCACAAAAAAATGGTCGGAACGCCGCCAAAGCATCCGACCACTGAAAACCACTCGTTCAACAAAGGAACTTTATCACATGGAACGCTGGAACCCGTCTGGCGAACGCAATCCTTGCCCTATTTGTGGCAGGAAAAAAGACGGCGATTGTCGGACCAGACAGGATGGACAGATGGTTTTCTGTCACCGTGGCAAGTCACAGGGGCCACCTGAGAGGCTGAAGGTTGGCGACATCCTGAGGGACTCTCAGGACCGGGACTGGGCCTACACTGGTGACTCGCGGGATGACAGTAGGGACGGTGCGGTGTTCGTGATCCATCAAGAGGCCAGCCATGGGCTGCCAGTCTGCGAGCCGATCCCAGCGCCGAAGCCAAGGCCGGTTACGAAAAATCAACAGAATTGCGTTGCGACAACATACCAGTACAGAGAAGACTTGCGAGTAATTAGATCCGATTATGAAGGCGAAAAGAAGAAAGACTTTCAACCGCAATTCTTTTTTAACGAGCGCTGGAATGCTGGTGCTGGGTCTGAGGTTTGGCCATTTTACGGATCGCTTGATAGTAATTCTGGCGCATTTGCTATTGAAGTTGAAGGCGAAAAATGCGTTGATGTATTACGCGCCAATGGAATTGCGGCAATTACTCATCCTGGCCATCAACGCGACGAAGCAAGTTGTAGGGCTAGATATGCTGGCTTGCTGTCCGTAGGTGTCAAGACTGTTTATTTTATATCAGACAACGATGCGCCAGGTAGAAAGAAAGCCGCTTCTTTCGTTCAGGCTGCACAGCTTGCGCAAATTGAATTACGGGTTATTCCTGCTGAGTCAATTTGTGACGTGCCGGAAAGTGGAAGTGTCGATGATATGCCAGTGGAACAGCTTGGCTCTTTAATTGCTGCTGCGATTAAGTCAACATCAGGAGCTAAACCGGCACCGCTTAATCGCATTAGTTACAGCGCAATCAAGAAAGCACTTTACGAATTTAACGAAACAAGCCCAACTTCTAATGCTGATATTCAAGCTGGTGTCGCAGATATTGCAAGCGCTCACGATGCTTCCGCGTTTGACGTAAGAAGAATATGGGATTCACTAGAAGAAGACCGGCAGGTAGAAAGTGAAGCGCTTGGCGCTGGTGCGTCGATTGTCGAAAGACAGGGTATAGCGTTTAAGCGTAAAGCGGTACAGTTGACGGATTATTTGCCGGAGTCGATACGTTCGTCTATTGAAACGATAACAGCCAACTTGCCATGCGATCCATTAACCGCTATCTCTGTTGTTCTCACTACTGCTGCCGGTGTATTTAAGGCTGGCCATCGTCTCGATGCTGGTGACGGGCTATTCGTTAAGGAACCCGTTATCTGGTTGCTTTTGTCCGGTCCTTCGGGAAGCGGCAAGAGTCCAATTATGCGCCACCTTTGCCACTACCGCTTGCAGCCAGTTACAAATCATTATTTATACCTTAGCGACAATGCTCAAGCTGAGTACGATGCTCGCTATAGCGGAATGAACAAAAATTCTCGTCCTGAAGAGCCTAGACCGTTTCTTACATGTTTGTCAAATTTTACAACTGAAGAGCTTGGCCGGATCTTAGGCGATAATCATAGTGTTGGTCTTGGGACATTTATTTATTCCGAAGAGATTAAGTCTATTCTTGGCAACTTTGACGAATACAAGCCCGGCGGCAAAGGTAGAGGTAAGGAAACATTTTTGTGTTTGTTTGATGGAACAGTTGATTCATCTCTTCGTGTTGGCCGTAGATCCAAGCCCGTTGTAGGCAAGGTGCAGAATGCGTTGATAGGTGGCGTGCAACCTGGAGTGTTTCGCAGAATGGTAGAGGAAGGCGATGACGCGGGCTTGTTCGCTCGCTGCCTGATGGTGCCGTTAATCAATGATTACGTTGAGCCTAATTTTTTCCGTTCGCCGGCAGAACTGATGGCCGTGCATATGGCCGAGCAATGTTTGGAGAACTTTTATTTGCGCTGTCTTGAGGTGAGGCCACTTGTGCTAAGGCTTGAGAAAGAAGCTGTTGAGTTATTTGTGTTGCTATCGCGTGATACCTACGATAAATCTCAGTCGGTGTCTCTTGAGTCTCAGCGTGCTGTGCTTGGCAAAAGGCTTGGTTACATTTTGCAAATTGCCCTTACCATGCACCTGTGCCGTGTTGCTGCCGGCGAGGAAGATGTAGAAGAGCTATATGTCTCGAAGGGTACTTTAGCGAGAGCTGTAATTTTGGTTGACTTACTCCAAAGTTATGCGATTGTAGAACAGCAGGAATCGCAAATGCAACGCCATGGATCATACGACATAAACCGGAGGGTGCATATTTATGCCAAGGCTAACAACGGAGTCACTGCCTCACGCTTCTTTAGCAGTTGTGTTCCGATTAAATATCGAAAAAACATGAGCGTTGTTCATGTCAGGGCTGCAATGGAACAACTTGTCTCAATGGGTCTTGGCGAATGGCGCGAGAAAGGAAAAACGCAAATTTTTATAGCGCTTGGAAGGTTTCCTGATTAAAATGACCGACAAAAAAGACAAAACGTGCTACGTTAATTTACGTCCTAGCCCATGGCGCTGGGGTCCATTGGTTCAAAACACTCCGCAAATTAGACTAATTGCAAAAATTGCACCCATTTTTACCGAACCGGAAGTGCCCAGCACTTAAACCTGTTCCACTGTTTCGCTGACTGCTTTATGCTACACTCTAACCGTTCACTCTTCCGTCATGGCACGCACTCCCGCTTCACCACCGCCGATGCAAGTTCCCACTCCAGTGGCTCAGCCTGTTGCACCGTCACTTCATGTAATGAGTCAAGAAATGACAAAGGCTACTTTGCTTGAAGCAATCGCTGCTGCTTCTAGTGGTTTTGGCGATCTTGTCAAAGATAGTAAAAACGACTATCTCAAGTCTAACTATTTGGCGCTGCCAGGCTTGCTTAAGGCAATTAAACCGGCACTGCTTGAGCAGGGTGTTGTTGTTTATTCACAAATAGTTTACGACCAATCTTGTTGGATTGTTCGTACTACAGTTGCTTTTGTTGACGGAACTGA